CAAAGAGGGTGGGAAAGTCAACGCCGCAGGTAACTACACCAAGCCGAGTTTGCGTAAACGCATCGTGTCTCAAGTGAAGGCAGCGGCAACTCAAGGCACCGGAGCAGGTCAGTGGAGTGCTAGAAAAGCGCAGCTTGTAGCTAAGAAGTACAAAGCTGCTGGTGGAGGGTACCGAGATTGAAAGCCCCGCAAAAATCGCTCAAAGACTGGGGTGACCAGAAATGGCGTACCAAGTCTGGCAAACCGTCGAGCAAGACGGGGGAGCGGTATTTACCGGAAGCTGCAATCAAAGCCCTGACGCCCGGTGAGTATGCGGCCACCACAAAGGCCAAACGTGCAGGTAAGGCAAGCGGTAAGCAGTTTGTAGCGCAACCAAAAAAAGTTGCAAAGAAAACGGCGGGATTTAGATAATGACCACTTCGGGACTCACCAGTTTCAATCTTGACCTCAACGAATTGGTTGAGGAAGCGTTTGAGCGGGCGGGTTCTGAGCTTCGCACCGGTTATGACCTGCGCACAGCACGCCGGTCGCTTAACTTGCTGTTTGCCGATTGGGCCAACCGTGGCGTCAACATGTGGACGTTTGAGCAACAGACAATCACTTTGGCCACAGGTCAGCCTACCTATGCGCTGCCAGATGACACGGTGGACTTGCTCGATCACGTAATCCGCACAAACGCCAATGTGACCAACAATCAGGCCGACCTGACCATTACGCGCATCAGTGTTTCTACCTATGCCACCATCCCCAACAAGCTGATTCAAGGCCGTCCCATCCAAGTCTGGGTGCAGCGGCTCACTGGAAATAGCTCGGTGCTGGCTGGGACAGTGCAGGCAACCATCGGGGCGACGGACACGACAATCCCGATCACATCGCTGGCCGGGGTGCCAACTGCTGGGTTCATCACCATTGGCACGGAATTGATTGCCTACAACGAGACGACTCCAGCAGACGGCGCAACGCCCGCATACTTGCTCAATTGCTGCCGTGGGCAGGACGGGACGACTGCCGCCAGCCACAGCACCGGTTCGGCTATCTCGCTGAACCAGAAGAACAGCATCACCGTCTGGCCAACCCCAAATGCCGGTACAACGTATCAATTCGTGTACTGGCGCATGCGCCGCATGTATGACGCCGGTAGTGGCTCCAAGACGATGGACGTACCGTTTCGATTTGTACCCTGCTTGGCCGCTGGGTTGGCCTACTACATGGCACTAAAGGTGCCTGATGGGTTGAACCGTATTGACGTACTAAAAGCGCAGTACGACGAGGCATGGCAACTAGCTGCTGGAGAGGATCAAGAGAAGGCTTCTGTGCGCTTTGTGCCACGGCAGCAGTTCATTGGAAGCGGTACTTAAATGGGTAACCGGTTTTCGTCCGGCAAAAACGCCATTGCGGAATGTGACCGTTGTGGGTTTAGGTTCAAGCTGCACGAATTACGCAAGGAAATCATCAAGACCAAGAACTACAATCTCTTGGTCTGCCGGATATGCTGGGACCCCGACCAGCCACAGTTGCAACTGGGTATGTATCCGGTGGATGACCCACAAGGGGTGCGCGATCCGCGCCCTGATTTAAGCTACTATCAATCGGGCAATACAGGGTTGCAGATTGTCCTGACAAACGGTTCTGGCAAAGATGCTGCGGGCCTGCCTTCAGAGGGTAGTAGGGTGTTCCAATGGGGTTGGAACCCGGTTGGTGGGTCAAGAAGTTTTGATGACCCGTTGACGCCAAACTACTTGGTGTTGAATGTGGAAATTGGTACAGTAACGGTGGCAACGACATAAGGAGTCGATCATGGACACGAAGACAGTAAAGAAAATCGCCGACACGGAAGTGAAGGCTCACGAGCGCCGTATGCACCCCGGTGCCAAGAAGATGGCCGCTGGCGGCGTAACTAGCAAGGCAATGATGCAGATGGGCCGCAATATGGCTCGTGTTGCCAACCAGCGCTCTACCGGTCGCGGAGGCTAATCATGGCTACATACAAACAGCCCCAGCCTGCAACACCTTCGGTGCTAAAAGAAGAGTCCAACAAAGAGTACCTGCGCAAAGCAAACGTCTCTGTGGCCAACTCGCGCAGCAATGACTACCCCGGCACCAAAACTAGCGGTATCAAGATTCGCGGCACTGGCGCAGCTACCAAAGGTGTGATGGCACGAGGCCCGATGGCATGAACTACTCTGAGCTTTCGTCGGCTATACAGACTTACACGGAAAATAATTTTCCGACGATTACCCTTGCGGACTCGTCTACTGTATCGTCTACGACTCAGATCAACCGGTTCATCGAACAGGCCGAGCAGCGCATCTACAACTCGGTTCAGTTCCCCTCGTTGCGCAAGAACGTGACGGGGACAATCACCGCCAGCAATAAGTACCTGTCTTGCCCGGATGATTTCTTGGCCCCGTACTCGTTGGCAGTGTTTCCTTACGGTGGCGGAGAGTACAGCTATCTGCTCAACAAGGATGTCAACTTCGTGCGTGAGGCATACCCCAGCCCCACTGATACAGGCACCCCAAAGTATTACGCGCTGTTTGGCCCGACCGTATCGGGGGCCACGATCTCCAACGAACTGAGCTTCATCCTTGGCCCAACCCCGGATACTGCCTACTCAGCCGAGCTTCACTACTATTACTACCCCGAGTCGATAACCACGGTGGCCAGCGGCCAAACATGGCTGGGCGACAACTTTGACACCGTACTGCTGTACGGGGCGTTGGTAGAGGCGTACACCTTCATGAAGGGTGAAGCAGATTTGATCGCGCTGTACGACACCAAGTACAAGGAAGCCCTTGGTTTGGCCAAACGTCTGGGCGATGGTATGGAGCGTCAAGACGCCTACCGCTCTGGGCAGTACCGACAAAGGGTAACCTGACATGGCACTCACCCAAGGCGCTACCAACACGTTCAAGACAGGCTTGGCGTCGGGCACGTTCAACTTCAATACAGACACGTTCAAGATCGCCCTGTACACCGGGGCGGCGAACTTGGATGCAACGACAGTTTCGTACACCAGCAGCGGAGAGGCCTCGGCTTCCGGCTACACGGCAGGCGGGCAAGTCTTAACCGTCACCACAACACCCACTACAGGGAACACGGGCACAGTCGCCTACGTGTCCTTTGCCAACGTGAGTTGGACTTCTGCGCTGACTGCGCGGGGGGCACTGATCTACAAAGTGGGTGCCAGTAATCCGACCGTTTGTGTTTTGGACTTTGGCTCAGACAAGACATCGACTACGACTTTCACGGTTCAGTTCCCCACCGCAAACAACACGGATGCGATAATCCGCATAGCATAGGAGTTCAAATTGATTGTTACTACCACCAAAGGCGATATGGACGATTCCCAGCTTGAAAAGCGGGAAGGTACAGTCGATAATGACAATGAACTGACAACGTGGGTTGAGTACTGGCTGGACGGCGAGTTGGTTCACCGATCAGCGCATGTTATATTGAAAAAAATGCCAACCTTTGCGGGTGGCGTAGCTGCTTCTTTTTAAGGAAATATCATGGCAAATACCCAATCAATGTGTACCTCGTTCCTTGGCGAACTGATGACTGCTACACATAATTTTGGCACTTCCCCCATCCGTGCAGCAAGTACTGCCGACACATTTAAAGCAGCACTGTACTTAGCTTCAGCTACCCTGAATGCCAGTACTACTGCATACTCAACAACCGGTGAAGTTACGGGTACGGGGTACACGGCTGGAGGCGTTACAGTGACTAATGCAACTCCGCCTGCATCTACTAACTCGTCTACCACGGCTGGCGTAGGGTATTGGACTCCTTCTGCATCGTTTGTTTACACGACAGTTACGTTGACAACTGCGTTTGACACGGTGTTGGTCTACAACTCTACCCAAAGCAATAAGGCTGTTAGTGTTCACACGTTTGGTTCGCAGACCATCACGGCTGGAACCTTTACGTTGACCATGCCTTCTAATACCACGACCACGGCGTTGATTCGTTTAGCAACAACCTAAGCGGAGGCGGCATATGCCGTAAACCATGTTTGGTATAACCCCCTTTGCCGGAGCGCCTTTTGGTGCTACCGGCGGAACTACGGCAACGCCTGCCTCCGGTACATGGGGTTATTCCACTTGGGGATTCAGTGTCTGGGGTGGTCAGCCAGACATAAACGTCGCCCTTACTGGGGTATCTGCTTCCGGTAGCGTCGGCTCTGTTACGCCTTCGTTTTCCAAAGCACTTACTGGGAATTCTGCTACAGGTAACACAGGAACTGTAGCTGTTGGTGCGCGTAGCATTGCGCTCACTGGTGTTTTTGCTACAGGCAGCACAGGCACGGTTTTGACCTCCACCGCTATCCCTATATCAGGGGTAGTGGCTTCTGGTCTTGCAGGCACAGTAATTTCAAGCCAGTCGGTTGCCATTACAGGAGTAGTAGCTTCTGGGTTAACCGGTGCGGTCACAACAAGTAAAACAACTGCGCTTACAGGTGTTGTAGCTTTTGGCACAGTTGGCTCAGCAACTCAGTCGGCAAGTATTGCGCTAGTAGGGGTAGAGTGTCAACCAACTGTTGGCGGTGTCTCCGAAGAAAACAACCCTGAAATCCAAGAAGTCCACGCAGATGCCTTAGTTGGCACTGCGCAAGCAGGATTGGTTATTGCACTTAGCGGCGTAGAAGCCTCTGGGGCCGTTGGGGACGTTGTATTTGCAACCCCAATAATTTTAAGCTCCGCAACGGCAATTGGTACTGTTGACAGTGTTTCTGTAGGCGAACGCTTTGTTGCAATAACTGGTGTTTCCTCTAGTGGTAATACGGGAACAGTAATTTCTGATACTACAGTTGGCATAGCTGGCGTTGAGGCTTTTGGTAATACTGGTTTTGTATCGGTTGCAGAACGCGCATTTACTTTAACTGGAAACAACGCAACTGGTGGGGTTGGAACTATTGTTCCTACAGAACGGTTCTTTACCCTGTCTGGTGTGGTTGCTTTCGGAGAAGCTGGGACAGTCAGTTCAAACACAGCGGTTGCCATTACTGGCGTTTCTGCACAAGGAGCCGTTGGGGATGTTATACAAGGGTACGCTTACAGCATTACCGGGGTTAGTGCCGCAGGCAATATTGGCACAGTTTCCCCCAGTGAAAACGAATCAGGACTAGGCGTTTCTGCTCAAGGCGATGTAAGCCCCGTTACGCCTAATCTGACTATTGCTCTTACTGGAGTTTCTGCATCAGGGGCTGTTGGCAATACTACAGGCGAAAAGTCATTCGACCTTAACGGGGTCAGCGCTGCGGCCAGTGTTGGTACTGTTGACACAGGTGCGAGGGTAGCTGCGCTGTCTGGAGTACAGGCCGATGGTTTTGTTGGCACGATTATTCCGGTTTACTGGGCCTTAATAGATGACAGCCAAACCGCAAATTGGCAAAATATCTCTGACGCTCAGACGGCGGCATGGGCTGCGATCAACAATGCTCAGACTTCAAGCTGGGCCGTAATTAGTAGCACACAAGCTCCCGGCTGGTCTACAATTGAAGATAGCCAAACTACCGGCTGGGTTTTGATTGACAACTCAACATAGGGGCGTAAATGGCGCTGGTTCTTGCTGATCGGGTTCAAGAGACTACCACCACGACTGGTACGGGCACCGTTACGCTTGCTGGAGCCGTGACGGGCTACCAGACCTTTGCAGCCGTTGGTGACGGCAACTCTACCTACTACACCATTGCAGGCCAAAGCGGTTCTGAGTGGGAAGTTGGAATTGGGACATACACGGCGGCTGGTACAACACTATCCAGAACTACCGTACTTTCTTCCAGTAACTCAGGATCGCTGGTTACTTTTTCCGCAGGCACGAAAAACGTGTTTGTTACTTACCCAGCCGCAAGAGCAGTGCCTTTTAATCGGGCAATTGTTATGTCGATTGTTTTTGGATATTAATTATGGCAAACCCAAATATCGTTAACGTATCCTCAATTTACGGCAATACCAGCTATTTGATTCCAAGCACCACAGCGGCTACGACTTGGACTGCACTCACACCTGCGGCGAACACGGTAAACAAGATTGACAACATTGTTGCGGCGAATGTAACTATTGCTGCTGCAACCGTGACGGTGGCGATTAACAGTGCTGCTGCTGGTGCTGGCACGAATTACCGGCTTGTTTACCAAGTGCCAGTGCCTGTTAATGCCTCAATTGTTGTTGTCGATAAAAGCACAGCGTTTTATCTTGGTGAAGCACAATCCATCGTAGTGACTGTTGGCACGGCATCAGCGATTGAATTGACCGCATCTTACGAGGCTATCACCTAATGTCTAGCCGGTACAAAGCCTCCATCATGTCGTCCACGGCGGCGACTAATACCTCAACATCGGCGAAGGGTATTTGGCGCACTAATGAAGTGATGCAGGGGTTGCAGGGCAATGCTTGGCCTTTGTTTAACATTCCTCCTCCCACCGTAGATTATTTAGTCGTCGCTGGTGCTGGTGGTGGTGGTTCTAGTGATAACTCCCACGGTGGTGCTGGTGGTGGTGGCGCTGGAGGGTATCGCACGGCAACGGCGTTCTCAGTATCCGCAGGAACTGCATACACAGTCACGATCGGCGCGGGTGGAGTGGGTAGAGCGAATAATACCGGCACTGCTGGTGGCAACGGTACGAACTCAGTTTTCAGTAGTATAACCTCTACGGCTGGCGGTGGTGGCGGGTCTAGTCTTGCTGGAAATAATGGCGCTGCTGGTGGTTCTGGCGGCGGAGCTTTTGGCAGGGCAGGTTTTACTGGAGGCGCAGGGATTGCGGGTCAAGGATTTGCAGGGGCGAACTCATCCGGTGGCACTTCAAGCTCTGGCAGAGGCGGTACAGGTGGCGGCGGTGCTAGTGCAGCAAGCGTTACAAACGTAACCGCTGCTGGAACAGCCGGAGGCGCAGGATCATCATCGTCAATAACAGGGACTAGCATTACTTATGCTGGCGGCGGCGGCGGTGGCGGTGGTCAAACGTCTGGCGTGGGCGGCGCTGGTGGTGCAGGCGGTGGTGGTGCCGGTGGTCGCAATAGTGTTAATGCAATTGCAGGAACCGCAAACACTGGCGGTGGCGGTGGCGGTGGTGGGGTAACTTCTGCGGGTGCTAACGGTGGGTCAGGGGTTGTTATCCTCGCTTATGAAG